GTCAGTCCACCTAGTACCAGTGCAGTGAGAGCCACATTGCGGGCAGTGTTGCGCTTTTTTTCGTTACCCGGCACCGGCAATGTGCCGGGTGTGATGGTCACTGTCGTAGGTCTCATTTCCAGAGGCTATTCTGGTTAGGGTTGTCCCCTTTCTTTTTCTTGGCCTTCGGCTTGCCCTGCGGCTTGGCCTTCGGCTCCCCAGGCGGGCTATTGCCTGGCAGTGCCGTTGACGCGGAAGCGCCACGGCCCCCCGTCAGTCTCTCTCTGGTCCGAGCGTAGTCATTGGCCGCCCTTCTTCGCGCCGCCCGCGCGGCCCGGGTCAAGAATTGGCCTGTTGTCTTTGTGTCTTCCTCTGCCCGTTTTCGGATCGCACCCAGGAGATTGAAGCTGTCGTCCTCTGCCGGTTTACGGCGTTTCCGGGTCATCCTGGCGCCTTGGCGGTCAGGATTGGCCGGATTCCGCCGTGTTCCACCACCTATTTTTTCCCGGATGCGGTCAGGATCGATCACATTCCGCCGTGCTGCCCCACCACCTGTGCCTGGGCGGAGGCCACGTTGGAGGAACGGCACCTCATTGCGCTCTAGATTCTCGGCGAAATCCTGAGAAAGCTGCTCCAGTGTGCCTTTCCTCGAGGCAGTCTCGTAGGTAGCGCCTCGCACTCCACGTCTCTGCCTTGCCAGACGGCTGAGATCCTGGACACGATCACCGACATCATCGGTAGCGCGAGCAATGCCTCGCCCGCTGCGGATTGCCCGCGCCAGCAATTTGTTGCCACCTCTGGTGCCCAGTAGCAGTCCTGCCCCACCAGTCCCCAGCAGTGTGGCTGCCACCATGGCATTGCGCCGGTGTCGTCGCTCATCAGTCATGTCGGCCATTTCATTTCCCTCGGAATGGTAATTTCAGACCCCGGAACTTGCGCCAGGCATTGCCAGCGGCCTGGCGCACCGCTTTGGATTCGGCTGCTGTCGAGAGGATCTGGAGTGGGAGCGGCGTACGTGGCATCAATGCATTGACTAGCAGCGCTGCCGTAATACTACTGCCTACACCGACAGCGAATGCTGTCGCATTGGGGTTGCCACGGCGTTCTCGAGATTCAGGCTGCATGGGGGCTCTCGAATGAGAGTGCGGATGTCACGATGATAGGCTCCCTCTCAGGAGGAGGAGTGATCTGCGGAGGAGTAATCTCCTCCAGCCTCTCGTTCACTCTCTCCCATACCCTCTTGCGCACCTGCGGCAGTCTCGGCTGGCTCCAGTCTATCCTGCGGCAGTCTCGGCTGGCTCCAGTCTATCCTGCTGCTCCTCGGCTGGCTCCAGTCTATCCTGCTGCTCCTCGGCTAGGCGCCCCTTGCCAAGGAATTGGCCCAGCCCCCAATCGATCCCGTAGCCAGCTGCTAGCTCCTGCTCTGCTGCTAGCTCCTGCAGGTGCCGCTCCACATTGATGCCCTGCCTGGCCAGCAGCCTAGTCCTGCTGGTCAGACCTGCTGCCAGCTCTGCCTCTGCCGCGGCGATGTCCGCCTGCGGATCGATCCATGTATACCCGGGTGGCTGCCAGTCCAGGAGGCGCAGTGCTTGCTGTCGATTGCGGTACCACCCGTCTAGGTGGCAGTGGCCTGCTGCGATGGCCATATCCAGCCATCGCACAAATGTCGGTTCATAGAATTGTCGAATAAGCTGCTGCTGCAGGCGCTGCCAACGGCGCCGTTCCTCTAGCAGTTCTGTCCGGACAGAGCTGTAATTGGCCAGGCTGTAATCACCGGACAGCGTGGCATAGCTAATGTTCAGGGCTTGCGCTATACCTAGGGTGATGCCTCGTATGTAGCTGTCGTACTGAGTGGCATAGGCATCCTGAATGGACGTGATGTGCGGCTGCTCATTCGGTCGCAGCCTCAGCAGTGCACCCGGACTGGCCCGTACTGGTACTTCTGCGGCCTCCTCTGGCGCTGTCCTAGGACTGCCATCCGGACCCACGATGTCACCGACATTTTGTCCTGGCCCTAAACCAAACTCATTCTGGCTGAGGACAAAACCATAGACATTGGCTGCATTTTTGGTGCGCTCTAGTATAGCGTAGTTAAACTCCTCTAGCTGCTTCAGTTGTTCCAGGGCAGGGCTGAGCCAGCTATAGCCACGGCTTTGATTGATGCGCTCTCTCGAGTATAGGTGGCAGACCTGTGATGCGTCTATGAACTCCCAGCTCTGGGTGCCGGGACCTGTGCGATTGATGGCAGCTCCACTAATATCGCTCGGGTGGATGCGGAGCACAGCGTAGCTCAGTGCCGCAAATGTATCGATATCGGTCTCAATGCCCATGCGCCAGTACGCTCCTGGGGTCCTACCACCTGTGGTATAGGTCTCATCTACTCGCTCTGATTCGATCAGTTGCAGCTTCAGCCGTTCGCAGTCGTGGTCGTGGTACCGGATGAATACCTCACCTGCCGTGACCCATTCCTGCAGAGCCAGATGTACCAGCTCTGGTAGGGGCAGGTAGCCGTCTATTGAGCAGGGGGCCTCAGTCCACTGCTGCCATGCCTGCTCAATTCGCTGCCCCTGCTGCCCAAAGATGTCGGCAGGTAGGTGGAGCTTGATGCCCTCTGCGCCTAGCACCTGTTCAGGCACGCATTTGGCTGCCCTGAGCGCTATACCGACATTTTTGACGGCATCCCGTGCCCGGCTACGAAGCCGGGTGATGGCCGCAGCCATCTCTGCATCGGCTGAATTGCGGCTAGGAGATGGCCATGCCACGCGGGTGGTAGCCGTAGCTGCCGACTGGAATCCGCCAGGAGGTCGTGGTGCACGGGCCATCACTGTCGGTTCACGACCGGCCTCACCGCTCTTATTGTTGCCCCACGGATTCCACCATGCCATGTCGGTTACGCTCGGCTGAACCGCACACTATAGGTGCTCAGACCTGGATCACCATGGCGCCGCACCTGCTCCTGGTCAAGCTCATGCCGCAGCACCTCTCGCAGCTGCAGCAGCTCGCTCAGGCTATAGCGGTTGATCTGCGTATCGCCTATGGAATAGGACTGGACGGCATCACCTGAGGCCAGTGCCCGCAGCGCCTCATTGATGGCGGTCCAATCCTCCAGCGGTTTGTTGGATCGGCGAGTGCTATAGAGTGCGCCAATCACGACAGTGCTGCCGCGCCAGGCAGTATGCGCTGTCATACCGCCGCCGATCTCATGGAGCTGGAATTGGGCATCCCAGTAGCCAGGATCCATGCCACTTGTGGTGGCAGCAGAAAGGGTGATGCGCCATCCGGTACCTCGTGGCACGCCGCCGATATTGATTACGCTGTCCGTGCCGGTCCTGCGCAGGGTGAGGGTGCTGTTCCAGCTGCTGTTTGGGTAGTTGCGCACCGCTGGGATGTCCCAGACGACGGTGTCACCACCTTGAATTTCGGATGGGGCGCCTAGAATCCTGGGGATCTGTGCAGCCATGAGAGGTGACCTGGAGTTACCGGCCATCTTACCCAGAGCGTGTGGACCATGACCCGCAGCTCCATACCGACTCGTTCGGTGACGGTTACGTGACGTACTACAGGACGACGCCGCGCACGACGCAGCGGACGCTCACATTGCGGTATGTAGCGATCCCAGGCAGCGATGTCGCTGCCATGCGTAGCACGTACGAATCTGTGGGAGGTGTCGGTCTAGTGTCATTCACCGATTCGCGAGGCAGCACCAGGCAGTACCGGATTGGGCACTTCAGTGATGAGATCATCGCTGTCGATTTGTACAACGTGTCGGTTGTGCTGGTAGAGCATACCCACTAGAGAGGAAAAGGGCGCCAGGGACCTATGGGGCGACTAGGCAAGCGCGGCTGTACTGTTTGCCGCACCGGGCGGCGCAAACCCGGGGCAAACGGGAAGCCGCCGAATGGCAGGGCACCAGTGGTGAACCGCTTTTGGCAGCTGCTCAGGTGGTGGCCACAGACATCATCTGTTGCGCTGGGTACGCTATTATCTTGAGCATCAAAATAGTTGGTGCCGGTATAACCACAGGCAGCACCACGGTAGATATGCTGACAGATGGGCACCACCGAGCGTGTGGGGAATTGGATGCCACGCAGATCGAAGCGGTTGCCTAGCTCCAGCTCAATGATGTATGGGGTTTGCCGTGCAATGCGATCCACCAGGAAATCATATCGTGCGAGGTAGTTTTTGATGACTGGGACTACATACGTGGGATTGGCGGCATCTAGCTGCTCAGTAGTGTCCCCTAGGAGGCATTTCCATATGGTGACGTCAATTCGGGCATAACGATCTAGATTATGTACATCACCTAGCGCCAGAGCAGTAGCCAGCCTACGTATAGGTGAGCCGATAGGTGTGCCACTGCCGTCATGTATCGTTTGATTCCCTTCTCTGGTGACGGTCAGTGTGGGTCTGGTGCTAGCACCAATGCTGGCATCCAGACCGTTGATTTCTAGGCCACGCACTAGGATATGGTGATTGATGATAGTGGTGGCATCGGGAGAGATAAATTTGACCACATCACTGACCTGGTCCTCTAGGTTTAGACTGCTGCTGCCAAACAGTCCACTACCACTAGCCAATTTCATTTGCGTGGTACCACCAGTAGTGGTAGGCACTTTGATGGCCACCAGCCAGATCACCTGAGGTTGGCTTAGGGCATTGAGGGTGGTGTGAGGAGTGGGTGGTTGTTGTGTCATGGCCGTGGTTCGCTATAGTTGCAGTGCCAATACAGGGTCAACACAAGACGTTCAATCTCAGCCTCAATGAGGTCGTAGCGGGTTTCTACTAAGTTGATATTGTAGCATATTGTGTAGAGAGCAGAGCCGGTCATGGCCTGCTCAATTTGTGTTGCAATGTCGGTCACTGCTGCGATTGTAGCAGTGCCTGCACCGAATATAGAGATTTCCACAGCGCATCTGCGTCGGCGTAGTGCATTGACTCCGCCAGCGCTGATGACAGTGTCAGCACGAGCGTATACATTGATGACCGGCAGTTCAGTTGCTGCCACTGCAGCTGAGCGATTATTGAATACTCGGTTGACGGTGCCACCATTCACTAGCGGCGCCAGTGTGGTGTTCCAGGCCTCAAGGATTTCTGGGGTGCGGCTCATGGTGTGACTCGGGACGCCCTGAGGATAGTCCACCCACCAGACATTGGGCGGACGTGAATAATAGTGTAGGTCTCATTGTGGTGGGAGGGCACGCGAAATCTGAGGCCATGGCGGAGGATGCCGGTAGCTACTGCATCAGTGCGCACGCGGAATTGGTGGTGCTGTGAGCTGCTGAGCGGACCGGGCGCCTCTTGTGGATCATCGGTGCTGATGCGATAGATGGCCAGGAGTTGTTGGCCACCATCTAGGACGATATCAATGCCTAGGTCCTCCATGATCTGAGCACTGACCCGGGTGTGGAGCTGCTCGAGGATTGGCATGTGTGGTTAGGATGGCGAGGTCTACTACTAGTGTATCACCATCATGGTGGAAAATCTCGAGCAGCTGGAGCGCCAGATCCAGCACGCCAAAATTTACGCTGCTAGCAGCCTAGTGCCTGCTCATTTCCGCGGCAAGTGGGAGGATGTGCTGGTGGCCATCCAGATCGGCGCCACATTGCGGATGGCACCGTATTTCATTTTGCAGAGCATCTATGTGCTCCAGGGCAAGGCATGTCTGAGTGGCCAGCTATGTATAGCGCTGCTGAATAACAGCGGGCGGATTAAGGGTCCGCTGAAGTATAGAGTGGAGCACGGTGAAGACCTGCAGCGTCTGGCAGTGGTAGCCCAGGCCATCGATGCCGCAGCTGGTACCGTGATTCATGTGCGGGTCTCTATGGAGCAGGCCAGGGTAGCAGGCTGGGCAAGGGGGCCACTATATCGGAGTATCCCTGAGCACATGCTGAGGTATAGAGCAGCGCAATTTTTGATCCGCACGCATTATCCGGAGGTGCTCTATGGTCTCGATATAACTGAGCTGGCAACTAATGACAACGTTGCTCTAAGTGTGGTGGTGCAGGAGTAGATAGAAAAAAAGAGCTCCCCTGCCTGAGGGGGAGCCCTGGAACGTCTACTACCCCGCTATGGTAGCAGACTCGAGGGGCACCCAGTGGGCAGGGATGGGGTGCTGGCACGCGATCTGGGTCAGCTGCTCTGCAGACATCCTGAGCGAGCCGGGTGCTATGTGCCACTGCGGGAGCTCTGGCAGCTCTACGGTCCCCATCAGATGAGAGAGCGCGATCCGGATGTGCGCACCAGTGTATCGCCCCCAGCGGATCGTGCCTCGTCCCTCGGTGTACAGGATCCGGCTGCCACCAGGTGCAGCCCAATCCACATTGGTCTGCCCCAGGGCATCCAGTAGGGGGCGCTGCGTGTCTGCCCAGTCCCTGCTGATGTACCGGGCCGGCAGCCATGACGTGTGGAGCCCATGCCAGATCGTGGCCCAGCGCAGGCAGGATTTCTGGGGAGTGTCGGCTAGTGGGGTCTGCGCAGAGCAGTTGTGCAGGAGGCAGGCCCACTGGGCAGCGGCTGTGAGATCGGTTGCCTCTGAGTCCTCCAGGCTGTATTGGATCTGTACCCATCTAGTGACCTGGGTGCCTAGTTCGCGGCGCCGTAGCTTCCACCAGGGGTGGTGGTCTGTCTGTCGGCTGGTGTACATGGTCTGGGCCAGCTGAGCGATGAGTGTGGCCTGCTGTGTGCGGTCGCGGGGGGTGTGGTAGGAGCGGACCCGGAATTGATCTACCACCGGCCGGACCGAGCTGCAGTAGAAGTCTGGGCACCATGCCAGGCGGCTGTACTCTGGCCGAGAGTATAGGTCAGGATGGTATGGCGGCAGCACCAGGCGCCGGGTGGGGTGCGTCTTGCCGCTCAGCCGTTCTCTGCTGAGGGCGCGGTAGTCTCCTGTGGTGTTCATAGGGTCAGTGGGAATAGGTGGGAGGTGGTCTCCCATCCATGTACGTACCATAGGGGCATGGATAGGGTTTGGCAATGGGTATTTGTGCTTAAATATCAAGGTGGTTCAGCGGGGCAGCACATCGGGGTGCCCCTTGTCAAGAGGGCTTTACATTCTGGGATAATGGGAGGGCATACCTATATATAGGGCTCCAGCACCATTCTAAAGTTAAGCACAAATACCCATTGCCAAACCCCCTTCGTGCCTCTATGGTACGTACATGGATGGATGGATCCCAGTTTTCCCCATCCCCTATTTTTCCCCATCCCCTATGAGTATGAATTCTCTGGTCAGCATCAGCCAATTTGCCACTGCAGAGCAGGTGCGCGCGTGCTGGGACATTCTCTGCACGTCATTAATCAGAGTGCCACGATATTCGGAGGCGCTAGGCTGCAGCCACTATGTTGCCCGGCAGGTGGGGCATGCCATGTTAAGTGCCTGGAGCGCCCCCCGGTCTACGCCACTCCAGAGCGATCTGACGATGCAGA